GCGTCTGTTGGACGACGCTGTTGCCAGTTTCAATCCTAAGGGCGGAGAACTTTCTGCGCAAGCGCATAAGAATCTCGCTCGGGCACGCACTAGGTTTGATGAAATGATTCGTGATCCTGCGCTCTCTGTTGCTGAACGCGAGCAATTGCGTGATGTAGAATCTCGGTTCAGCGATTTTTTGAAGTTTCGCGCAGCGGCTGACAAGCCAGCGTTTCACACTGATCCCAGTGTTGCAGCTGTCACACGGGAGTATAAAGGCCCAGGATTCGCCACGGCTGAGAACGCTACGCAACGTGAATTGCTGGAACCTGCAAACCGTGTGATGGGTTTGACCCCTACTCAAGAAGAGGCGCGTACTGCTGTTATGGCAGCGCGTCGTACGATGTTACCACTTGCGAAGATGGCGGGGGCTACTGCGGCCGGAGGGGCTGCCGTCGCTGGTAACCCAATTGGAATGGCTCTTGCTCCGTTTTACGGATTGTCGTTTGCTGGCCAGACGGCCAAGGGTGCTAAGTTCATGTTCGGCGAAACTGCGGCGCAGCGAGCACTGGCTGAACAAATTAGAAAAGCTGCTCCGTATCTTGGGTACGGAGCCGGGCAATCATTTACGGGAGAAGACTAATGCCGCGTTCTGGAGCAGGCGTTTACACGGTTCCTGCGGGTATCAATCCCGTAATTACTGGGACCGTTATTCAAGATACATGGGCTAATCCTACACTAACAGACGTAGCACAAGGGATTACTGACTCATTGGATAGGTCTGGACGTGGTGACATGCTTGCGGCGCTGAAGTTGTTCTCTGGCACACAGGCACTGCCAGGTATATCATTCGCTGCTGAACCTTCGTCTGGCTTATATCGTGTTAGCGCGGGAGTTCTTGGTGTTAGTATTCTTAATGCTGATATAGCTAGGTTTGCATCCGGGATAGCGTTAGCGCTAGGATCTAATAGTCTTCCAGCATATTCTTTTCTTGGTGATCTTAATACGGGTATGTGGTCCCCAGGGGCCGACATCCTTGCGTGGTCTACTGGCGGCGCAGAACGGGCTAGACTAGACGCGGCGGGGCATTTTCTCCCCGGTGCTACTACTTCCTATGATCTTGGTTCCACGGCTAGCCGGTGGAATAGCTTGTTTTCTGTTGCAGCTGACTTTAATGGGCTTGTCACTTTCGGTGGGGCAACACCGCCAGTAGTAAATACAGCCAATGGCGTAGCGGCGCGTTATGTCATGGTCCAACAGTCTCAACGACAATGGTCAATTGGCTTGCCTGTTAGCGGCCAAAACTGGACTCTTCGTGACGATAGCGGCGGATCTGACAAGATTTCTGTTGCTACTAGTGGAGACGTCACTTTTAGTGGGGCACTTTCTGGTATTACGTCGCTTGCAATAGGCGGGGCTTTCACAGGGGCCACCACTGGTGCTTTCTCAGGCGCTGTATTAATGGCTGGTCTTACCGCCTCGACTGGTGCCTTCAGTGGAGCGGTAACTGCGTCTGATCTTGATTTAACAAACAACGTCGTTGCCGGTGGCGGATTTAATAGTGACAATGTGACATTTGGTACATATACTCCGACACTCTTTAATGTTGGGAATATAGATTCTAGTACTGCGTACCTATGCCATTGGATGCGCGTGGGGAACGAGGTTCATGTGTCTGGCGCTGTTGACATTGATCCTACGGCTGCCGCTGGAACATTATTGGGAATTTCGCTGCCGGTAGCTTCAGCACTAACTGCGGCTGAACAGTTGATTGGGACAAGTATGCTTGCATCAGCGGCGGTTGCCAATCCAGGATGGATTTTAGCTGATGCAGCTAACGACAGGGCTACTCTAACATTCGTAGCTGGGTACACTTCCCCAGCATTGACGCACGTGTTTAACTTTTCCTATCGGGTGCTGTGATGCTTGAAGGTTGGGTTCTTGGTCTTCATCTTCTTTCAGCCCACCCAGGGCAGACTGGCATGAATAATGTCAATCCTGGTGTGTACTTAGTTAGTCCTAAAGGGTACACTGTAGGCGGGTACAGGAACAGTGAAGACAGGAACTCTATGTACGTCGGCAAATCGTGGCAGTACGGACGATTTTCAGTCACTGCTGCTGCTGTTACAGGATACCGCAGGCATGGTATAGTTCCAGCTGTAGTAGGAAGTTTCAGCCTGGGTGGTGGCTTTCGTTTGTCAGGAGCTCCCGCGCCACATGGGGCCGTTTTCCATTTATCTTGGGAGACTAGTTTGTGAGCGACACTATGAAGGCTCTGGTTGCTTGGGTCGGCGTAATCAGTACGCTGACACTGTCGCAATGGGCCGCTGTCGTAGGTATCGTCGCTGGTCTGCTGACTATTGTTTACACAGCGCTGCTAATCATTACCACGTATCGTGATAAGGCAGTTCGCCACACCGAAGGAGACTTGAATGGGTAAGTGTTCGATGACATACCGCGAGATGCGCTTCCTGATCGAGGACGAACTGACACAGGTCTACATCGCAATCGAAGCCGATGGAGACTGTCCGCTTGGCGTGCAGGGCTGGCATCACAAGACATTCCCGGCCAGCCTGAACATGCAGCAGATCATGAAGCTGTGGGAAGATGGTAAAGAAGACCCTGTTCTGTGGACGCAGGAAGCGCCGTCAAAGCTATGAAGTTCCTGCTGTTCGTTTGCTTGCTGGTAGCAGGGTGTGCAACGTTCAGCAGTGCCGAGGCGCTGCCAAAGCGCGACCCGTGCCCGCCGAAGGCCCTTAGTCGTGTAGATGCTAAGTTGGTGTTGGAAGCTGAGGCTAGCATCAGAACCCTGCGCGGCGTGGCCGGAGCTATGCAAGGGAACATTGATTACTACACAGCATTGATGCTCCATGAGCGTGCCGACGACCTACAGGCCGCGATAGATGCGGCTTACGTTAGCTACATGCGCGTGAGTTCCTACTGCGCCTGCCTGAAAGGCCACAAGCTGAAGCACCCTGCACCCGCTTGTGCGGTGGACGTGAGAACTAGTGTAGAAGACCAGGAGTAATCATGGGCAATCCTATAGAATTAATTGAAGACGCAATAGGCTCGTCAATTGGCAAAAATCCACCGACTGGCGGTAGCACAGCTATTAGTTTATCGGCTATTCAGTTAGCCATCAATGACCTTCAGGCTCAATTGAACGTTCTGGCTGGTGATACGACTAATGCGTCTGAAGTTATAATGGTGTCCACGGGGGCTACTGTAGAGGCTGAAATTACTGCGATTAAGCAGCAGCTTTCGGTCACTAGTAACAAGCCAGTAGTAGATGCACTGCCAACGTTTTCTAGTGGGCACGTCACTCCTACAATTGGAACTGAGGTCGTTGCTGTAGCGAGTTCAGTTACTCTGTTCGCTGGGCATGCAGTTACTAATGAGTTTACTTGGAATAAAGTTAAGCCGGGTGTGCCGTCGTCGGCCATTCCTAACTCAAATTCGCTTAGCTACATTCCAACAGCGTCAGACAATACGTTCTTTTTAACTATTACACAGGTGGCAATTGATAATGTCACGGGTGTGCGTAGTGATCCGAAGACATCTGTTCTTACTACTGCTGCCGTCACTGGTGTCACGCCGAGTAATAGCGTTGCTCCGACGCTAGTGCCTAGTGGAACACAACAGACTAATGTGGCCCTGACGTCAGCTCCCGGTACATGGAATGTTACTGGGTCTGATAGTTATCAGGCGTACGAGGTTATAGGTGGAGTGAGGTTTGCGCGTGGGGTTCGTTCATCTTCTACGTCTACGAATACTAACATAGCTCAGCTTGGAAATGGGGTGCAAGTTGGGTTGATTCGTACTGGTAATTCTGGCTCCAGTTTGGGGCTGGTTTCCATTGAGTACTTTTCCAATATCGTGACGGTAGCTGGAGCACCCGTAATAGCTTCTCCTACTGACCCGTCACTAGTTGGATCAGGGTCGGCTAACCAGAAGATTTTTATTACAAGTGGTGCATCATTCGTAGCTCCTGTTGACTGGCCAGGAATTGCTGATCTTGTCCAGACCTGGGGTGCTGGTGCTGCCGGCGGTGATTCTTTGCCGGCGCTGAACCAAGGTCCGGGTGGTGGCGGCGGCGGTTATTCTAGTAAGGCGAATGTCACTGCCGCGAACGGCGCGACGATGCAAGTCGGTACAGGGGGTGCGACCGCCTACGCTAATGGTGGTGATACCTGGTTCGACGGCGCGAGCCTTGCCGCGTCCGAGGTTGGGGCAAAGGGTGGCGTCGGCGGTGACTTCAACACGTCGCTGGGCGGCGCTGGCGGCGCTGCCGCTTCTGGTATCGGCACGATCAAGTTTAGCGGCGGCGCGGGTGGAAATGCCACTGGCGGAAGTGATTCTGGCGGGGGCGGGGGTGGTGGAGCCGCTGGCCCTAATGGTGATGGTAAGAATGGTGGTTCTTGCACTGGAGCTAACTTCGGCGCTGGCGGGGGTGGTGGCTCAGGCGGCGGCACTGCGGGCGCGGTCGGTGGTGCGACAGCCGGCGGCAACGGCGGTGACAACTTCGCCGGCACCGGTCACGGCACCGGTGGGGCGCAGGACGCCCCTGGCACCGACGCGACGTTCGGTGGTGGTGGTGGTGGCGCTGGCAAGTGGACAGCCACAGAAAATACTGGTGGTTTCGGTGGTCAAGGCCAGGAAATTGATGCTTCGCATGGATCAGGTGGTGGTGGTGGTGGTGGGTCAGGCGAACAGACTGCCGGCGACGGCGGTCTGTACGGCGGGGGTGGCGGTGGTGATGGTCGTAATATCTCTACGCAGTTTGGCTCCGGGGCTAATGGCCAAATCGTTGTTACCTACACTGGGTCTGCTACACTAGCAGCTGGAACGACATACACAATTACTCCAGCTACCTGGACTAGTGATGGAGCTCCAGTAACCCCATCAGCACGTGTTTGGCAGGCTATTCGTCAGTCTGATCAAGCAGTTATTCAGACGATGACCACTGCGGTCTATCCTGTTCCTACGAGCCCTGTTGGGCATTCGGTGAAAGTTCGTGAGCTAGCTACTATCAATGGTGATCAATATCCAAGTGACTCTATTGCGTATACTGTCGTAGCTCCTACTCCATTGACGGCGACTGTGTTGATCTTCAACAACGTCTTCACCCAGGGGCAAGCAGGATCGAGTGGACCAGTTTTTAGTGTGGCTGGTGGGCAAGGGCCGTACCAGATCGTGAGCGTGAACCCCTTCCTGCCGGAGATGAATGTAAACACGTTCATCATCAGTGGAACCTTCCTCAATCCTGGCGTATTTCCTGAAACCGCTACAATTCAAGACGCTTTGGGGGCGCAAACGACTGCACAGTTCCAGATTACTGTCAATGCGGCATCCAGTATTCCAGTCGCTTGGTCTATCGACGCAAGCATTCCTTTTGCTTCTCAACCGGGGCGACTCCAGTATGACGCTGTAGATTTCCCGTTGATTTCAAGTATCTCCGACGTTACTGGTTATACCAGAGGAGGGTTGATAACAAATACTGTCAACGGCGTCGTTCACCGGTTTGGGAAAGTCAACGTTGGTGGGGTACAGACGATACGCCATGCCATCCGAGATACCGACGTAGCGGATTCTAACGGTCGCCGGATGGACATTAGCACGAGCGAGGTTGTCACCTTTGGCAACCTCAGTACGGGCTGGTTGGCTTTCAAGTGCATTGTTTCCGCAGCCGTCTATAACAGCAATACGGCCTTTGCCATCCCCAACCTGCACGGCGCGACTGACGGCGGATGGGCTATGTCGCTGTATAGGTCGGGTGGGGCAGGGTTCGCTCTGCGGTTCCAGATTCTTCGAGATTCAATCTCCAACTACACCAACTTTGAGCTCGGGGCTTTCTTTACCCCTGATGTCTTCCACGACATTGTTATTCGCTGGCATCTTGACATCTCAGGTGCAACGAGTCGCACCCAGGTGTGGATTGACGGAGTAGTTGCTGTCGATTCATTCGAAATAAACTGCGCAAGCAACACCTTTCCGGCGTACATCAAGATTGCACACTATGACGGTGCTAATCCTGCTTTGACAACTGCTACCGGCGTTTGGTGGAATTACACGAAGGCAAAGGTCATCGTCGATATTGATCAAGCTTACTTAGAGCCTCAGATTCGGGCATTGGTGCAGTAGGCGCAAATCAGTGGTCCTAATTGGAGCTAAACTATGAATATTAAACTTGAATTGGAAGTACAAGAACTTGATCTCATTATGCGGCTAGTGACAACCGCGCCATGGTCTCAAGTGAACGCCGTTATCTGTAAAATACAGACCCAGGCGAATGATCCTAAACTGCAATTAGGGGTGAAACATGGAACTGAACCCAACAGTACACCGGACGCCTAGCTTCTGGCTTGGCGTGGTGCTATCTGTATTTGATGCTGTCTACGCTTTCTTACCAGTAGCGAAAGACGTCATTAGTGTTGACCTATTTACCCAGATTAATCTGGCACTAGGTCTGGCTATCGTCGTCGCGAGATCTATCAAGCAAAACTTCCCAGACTAATGAGCGCTTTGGTTCTTGAGCAGTGGCACTTCCTGCTGGATGTGGCTCATCTTATCAACTATTGTGTTGATGAAGGGTGGGTCGCCACTGGCGGGGAGCTCCATCGTACTATTGAACAGCAGAGACTATACGTGCAGCAGGGCAAGTCTAAGACGATGAACAGCAACCATCTGAGACGCTGTGCCATTGACCTAAACTTCTTCAAGGGTGGAAAACTGATCTACGACAAGGCAGAACTGCAAGCCGTGGGTGACTATTGGGAAAGTTTGAATCCCAAGAATTCGTGGGGCGGAAATTGGACAAGTTTCTTAGACGTGCCGCACTTCGAGCGGCGGCCGTAGTTCTAGTGTCAGGGTGTGCAACGCTTGATGTAGAAGAACACAAGCGCGCCATGCAGTATGTCTGCGAGTCTGGCGGTGGCTGTATTGTTGTCACAAACCGCGCGCTGCTAATGAACTTACAGCGCGCTTTTCTAGATGGGTACAGCGCCGGGGAGCAGGCTGGCGCGGTGCCGGGGCCACGGGGGCTGTAGCCCGTGGCCCTCTAGCACGCTCTAGAACAACGGGTTAACACGTGCTCCTTAGCGCCCTAGACCCCAGCGTCCGCGAGCACCAGCGACGAGCGCCAGTCCAGTGCGGCACGCATCTGTGCCTCCTGACTTGCTTGCGCTGCATGTAGTTCGTAAGCGATACTAAGAGCTTGGCACCTAATCAGCTTGCGGTCTACCCTATGCCGGTACAATTGCGTGCCGTCTCCGTAGTAGCCCTCACACTGCCACACATCGTCGGAGTGTGTTTGCACGAAGTCCACGCTTGGGCTCATGGCTCCGCCTGGAGGCTTAGTAGGTTCAGCAGACTCCATGGACGCCAGTAGCGCCTGTGCTTCAAACAAATCGTATGTCTTACCCTTGAACACCAGTCCAGTGATCACTGGGCCTGTCTGTTCACCACCCTGTAGCTCAATGTACTTGTCCAGATAGTGACGGGCCTTCTTCAAGTCCTCCGTTCCGTTCTTCAGCCACGCTCGTTCCACATACTTGGTGATATTGGCCTGAAAGTAGTCCAAGCCAAGCCGATGCGCGCGGTCCCAGTGTTCTTCTCCACCAGTTTTGTAGTGGTTTCCACCCACTTGCCTGTCATTTGCGCTCATGTTTCACTCCTTCTGTCAACCCACTGTTTGAAAGCCAGCACCCAGTCATTGCTCTGTGGCATTTGCTCAATGTTTTTGCTGATGTCAAGTCCTTTCTTTCGCAGAAGATATGCATCATACAGTGGCCGCGCAACTAGCTCGAAGAATTGCGTGGCGTACAGGTAGCTGCCAGACACCAATTGCTCACAGTCACTTGTGAAATCTTCCCATGTCTCCCCACTTTCGAACAGTGGCCACGGGTGGCATAAGTTCTGTGAGTAAAAGTCAAATTCGTAGCTGGGCGGAACTCGCAGGAAATGCTGAACTTGGTAGCCCTCAGTGTAAACGTGGAAGTTATTAGAAAATTGACGGTATTCCCCAATTGGTATGCCTACAGCACGGGCTATTAATTCCATCAACATGCTCATGTGGACCACATTGGCTCCGTAAGCACCCCACAACATATCATTACTGCGGTTGCAGACAGACATGTTCAGTTTGCCGCCACGACAATCAAGGTATATGTGAGTGTTGCATGGGACATCTCTTACAGGCGCGAGTTGATCCGCTATTGGGTCCCACATACCGATTACTACGCGCCGGCTTTCCCTGTTTTGTCGGAGTTCAACAATTGCATTGTAGATTTGATCCATGCCGAAATGCGTGGCCCAGCGATACCCATAGGCTCCGTGCTGGACGCCATTAGGCTCAGCGTAGTCTGCGAATCGCTTGTTAAATTGCAACAGCCATTCAACGTGATGCTGCCCCGCCAGCATCCATATAGCCTCCATCAAATGGAACACTGGGTTGGCGTCACGTACTGGGTTGAAGAGAACACGTTCTTCCGGATTAGTGTAGGTTGTGACTACGGGGCCAGGGGCGACTAGGACTGGCCCATTGCGTGATGGTTCTTCAATGCCTTCCGTTCGCAGATGTATGAACCCCTCCACAAAGGCCTCGTTCACATTGCGTACTGTTATACAGTGTATCATGATTGTCTCCTGAACATGCGTTGAAATAGGTGCGGGTGTCTAGTGGCAATGCTTAGAATTGAGTATGTGTGCCTCATGTCACACCACTAATCTGTCAATTAGACCAGAGATGCGCTCGCACACAGTATCAGTACCGAGACGAAATTGGGTGATCAGCTCACTCAACGGGCAAGATGTCGGCACGCCTGATTTAAGGCTCTCTTTAGGCTTTTCTGGTGGAGCTATTTGCAGTATCCCGCCTACTTCGCATCTTTGCAACAATCTTTCAAATTGTCTGCTAAGATTGCCAAGCGACATCTGTGTTGCATCAATTTGCATCTCCATTTCAGTTTTCTCGCGAACGACACTTCCTCCGTTCCGTTCTTCAGCTACTTTAATTTGTTGCGCTCTTTCGCCTGGATAGCTCATCATGAATCCTTTCGAACAGCCAGCATTTCATCTCTGGCAAATTGATGAAGTTGGGCTTCTGAAACAAACTGCTTCATGACCCAGTCGTCGGGGTTCTCGTAGTAAGTCACAATTGTATTGATGGCCGCACCCCCGTGAATTAGCCCCAACACGCGAAGTTCACCTCGCAGGGTATCTGTTTCTGACATGACCTCCCTCCTTGACTCTTACGTACTTTGAAAATTCGCACAGGCAGTTTTGGAAATCCTGCATACCTATACGTGGCACTCTCCTATCAATTAGCCCCTCCATACACATCCATGCCTCTTTAATGTCGTTGGCAAATGTTCTAGCAGCAATCTTAGCCCCGTAGAACGCTTGAAGCCCCTTTAGGCTACCAGGGCCAGGGGCGCACCACGTCCACCAGTCTGGAGCGGTCTGAAGGGGGTGCCCAGCCGTGTTCTTAAGGTCTGCTACTACCTGCGCGGCTAAAAAACTGCCGAGGCCGTCAATGTAAGTTAGTTGTCTGTGGCACTTCTCCAAAGTAATGGGCTCTTCCCATAGCTCTCCGCGCTCTTGCACTGCCTGCACCACCCAGTCGATGACATAGTCAATTTTGTCCATTGACTTACCACAAGTGCTGATTGTATAAGCGCTAGTGAACACCTTTTCACCTGCCGCACGTCTGTCCTTCAAATTCTTCTTAATTGTTTCTAAGTCTAGTATATCTTGGTTGATATACTCCAGAGTTGGTGTGTAGTTCACCATGCGAGCTAGCACAATTTCCCAGACTTCGTGGTGCTGCGGTCTCCAATGTTCAGCCAGCCATCTTGTCACAGCGTCATCTTCACGATGAACGTTGCAGTAACGAACTGTCCCCATGTAGGGGTCGTTGCTCCAGCCGTAAGCCCACAGATTATCTCCTGGGTTTTCCTTTCTTAGTTTCATCTTGTACCGCTCGTTTATCCAGTACGCCAGTTCCTCTATCCTTGTCATGATTTCCCCTTTCTTCCCAGATAGCTTTCGTTGTCTCGCCCAATTGATCCCATGTAGGGTGGCACCCGTAGGTCGCCTTCTCATACATTTCCTTAGCAGTCACAGTGCCGACTCCCGTGCTTTCTTCCAGCTTACCACTACATCCGTGCGAGTGCCACCACCCCACGCCCCTTTCGTGGCCTTCTGGACCACGCGGACAAAGCCGTGGTGCAGCGCTGCCAGCTTGTGCGCTGCGGCGGTCTGGAGGGCTGGAGTACGGTATGCACTGCATCCTCCAGGCGCGCCGCTACCCCCAGCTTGGTTGCTCACCCAGTTGTTCAATACACAAATGTCTGCACCACTTCGCAGGATGCTCAGAGCCACATGGAAGTCCTCCATTACTTCAACTTTGCTGAAGGTAATGCAGTGTTTCTTCAGGTATGACCTGCGGAATGCTAATACGCGCATAACTCGTGTGTTCAGCACTATTTCGTCAGTCACGCGGTTGCCACCTTCGCGAGCACCAATGCCGACCATGGGGTGCTTTTTCAGCGCTGCTTCTATATGGTCAAACATGAGATAAAAGTCACCATGTATTGGCTGCCGGAACTTTGTTCTGTCGTCATCACGGCGCACGGCGAAGTGTAGGTCATCGTCCAGCATGCAGACCATGTCACTTCCAAGCATGTCATAAATGATATAGTCACGTGTAGGCCCAATGGTCTGAATACCAGCAGGCAGAATGCTGCGGTTCACACCAAGAAATCCAATTTGGTCGTATTCGTCTACCTCACGTCGCTGTATAACTAGGTGTGGCGTAATGTTGTCATCTATCAGTGCGCGAGCCGTGTGCTGCTGACTCCACGTCGCACGACCGTACGTGGGTATGAGTATGTCCATTATATCTCCATGTAAAAACGGCCCCTTACGGGGGCCAGTCGGCACTTACTTTGTAGCCCGCTATATCCAGCCATGGATCACAGACTGGCATGTTCTTACAGGCCGAGGATAGACGTGCGTAACCTCTTGTTCAGTCCACCATTTCGGTGTTGGCATCAGCCTCCGCTTCAGCATCCTTCTTAGGAGCAGAAGCGGACCCCTTACCACCGCGGCCAGACAAGGCTTTTGGGGCCTTTTCTACCTTTGGTGCACGTTCCTTCGGCTTGATGATCTCACCGGGGTCGTAACCGTCAATGCTGATGAACCCGTGGCCCGCGTCATACACGAGGTTCGGAGTCGCTTGGCCCTTTTGGGGCGTTGCATCAACGGCATCACAGAACGCACCGACCGTCATGCCATCCTTGTAGCACGCGAACACTTGGGAAGCCTTGCTGCCAGGACGCTTGGGATTGTCTTTGGAGAGCAGGTGAATCTTCGCAGTTTCCGCCACGCCACGTGGGCCGCGCATCTTGGCAAGAGGAACTTTGGCTTCCTTGGCCGGGGCGCTCTTCGGGGCTTCCGCAACAGCAGCGATGTTCTTCGCCACTTTGCCCATTTCTGGGCCAACTTCAACCTTAGCAGGTTGTTTCTTGGCAGCGGCCGTCTTCGCTGCTGGTTTCACATGGGACTTGGCCATTCTTCATTTCCTTTCAGTTGTGGTGATTGACAAGTAGTGATCGCTTGCAGTGTGGCTGGCAGGCTACTCCAGTCCGTCGTCCTTCAACGTAACTTTTCGCAGATGACGTTTCTGCTATCCAGCCACTGTGCAAGCGATCGCCTACTGTTTAAAGTGTGCTCTTATCCAGGAGACACGCCATTGGGGGAAACCCTAGCGCAATTCCTTAAGTAGTTTCATGAATGACTGCTGGTTTCTATCACGAGAATCAAGCACTTCCAGTACTCGCTCGTCTACAGTATCTCGTGCCAGTATACGATGGACAATGACATGATTTGATTTATTTCCGGATCTTCTTACTCGGTCAATCACTTGCTCATAGTCAAGCAAGCGCCACGTAACACCAAACATTGCGATATGGAAACAGTTATCCTGTAGCCCATCGATCCCAAGAGACACCGATTGAGGTTGGCCCTGCACGGCTGGTAAAAGTCCTTTAGAAAACTTCTTGATGTACAACGAATCGTGGCTCGGCGAACCAGTGCTGATGCAGGGAATCTCAAGCTCACGAGTAATGCGTTCGCGATCAAAACCGAATTCAAACGTGACGAGACAGGGGTCACCTTGAAGTTGTTCCAGTAGGTCTGTGAGTGCTTGCAACTTCTCGTCATGGACTTCTGTATACTGCCCAACTTCTTCTGAGTGATAAATGCAGCCGTTCGCAATCTGGCGACACTTTGAACTTGCAACCGCAGCATTCGCCGCAACCACAGTGCCAGATTCAATGGCTGCCACCATGTCGTCTTCCATGCGTCTGTAATATTCACGCGCAGTCTTGGGGAGTGTAACCCATATGTCATCATACATCAGCTCCGGTAATTCAATGTTGCCTTTTGCCTCCACCACTTGGCACAGTGGCGCTATCTTCTTAGCAATGCGTTTGGCTGCATCCGGCTGCGGTTGCCAGTCATACCATCCGTATCCTGAAGGATAGAAGTAAGCCGTTCGGTAGTGAGTAATATATCTCCCCAGTGATGCGCCTTCGTCCAAGATGTATATCTGCCCGAATAGGTCTAGGAGACTCTTCGGAGTTGGTGTGCCAGTCAGGATATAGCGCCGTGCGAAGAAAGGCACAAACGCCTTCAGCAATTTGAATCGCGCTGTCTGAGGATTGCGAAATTTCGTCGACTCGTCCACCACCAGCATCGAAAACTTGGACTTCAAATACGCCATCCGTACCGGGTCCAGTTTGATCTTTCCCTTCTTTATTTCCGCATTGAATAGCCATGATAGACCCTCTGGGTTAATGACATAAATGTCGTAGTCGTCACTAGCGAGCACTGCTTCTTTCCCAGGGCCATGCATTACACCGACGCGTAGATGACTGAATTCAACGTATTTGTCTTTCTGGTCTGGCCAGACATTGTACGCGGGGCGTATGGGGCAGATACACAAGAGTTTTTGAACGTACCGTTTGTCCTGCAAAATACGGAACGCCATATAGACCACGCTGGTCTTTCCAAGCCCTGGCTTGTAGAGCAATCCAGCACACGCCTGCTGGATCATAAGTTTGACACCAGCTTTCTGATAGGAGCGTGGCTTCCAAGAAGTAGCTGGCTGTTCTGTAATCATCAAACACTCCTACTGTGAAGCCTAAGCCGACGAGTTTATCAATACGCTCAGGCTGGTTTTTCTTCAGGTCTTCCCCACGACGCTTTAGCTCCATGAACACCATTCTGCTGTTAAAAAAGAACTCCTGATCGGGCCAGCCAGTGTTCCCAGCACGGTTGCCCTTTAGGTGCAGTATGCCGTGTCTAACCGCGAACGTAACTGTCTTCTCTTCATCATCCCGTTCTAGGAGATTTTTCATCCAAACTGACAAGGCCCACCCCTGCCCCTGGCAAAATCGCACCACTGGCACCCCTCATTCGGCCGAGGAGCGCAGATAGCGTCATTCTCCATCTGTTCAGCTCGTGATGTCCACTTGGATTTCAACTTTTCGAACCCGGCTTGCCCGCTCACGATAAGTCGTTGTGGCTTCTCATCCGGCAGTTCTAAATAGTACGTAGTCACTTCCACGTCATCGCAAAGCCACGCCTTCATACCGAATATGGCGTACAAACTCCTCTGATCTTGATGGCGCGCCTTGGGGGTGCCTGACTTCCATTCCCCGATACGAAGTGGACCTCCAGTCTCACACCGCACTCCGTCCAAGACTGCAATACACCATGCAAATCTTGACTTTGGGTCGCAGAGATACCACTCACGATCAAACCCAAGTTTCTTTTCGCTGTGTCGTGAACCATTTGGATGGTTACGGTAGGCGTCAATAATGGGGATATATTTATCGTGGACACGAGCCGCTTTCTTCGAACCAAATCTGGCATTTGGGTCTCCATTCTGTGCGTAAGGTAATTCGATCTGACCAGTGATGTACTTGTCCATGCGGTCGTGCATGTCCAGCCCGCGCGCCGCTGCTGGGCCGGGTGGTAGCGTTGGCAGACGCAAAATAGACTTGTACTTCCACTTTGCCGGGCACTGGTCGTAGGTTTCCCACTGACTAAAGCTCCAGCGGAACGGTCTTACTTCGGCGTCCATTAGAATACCTCTCGGTCATCTGGCTTGTAGTTCACAGCGGGTTCGCCTGTGTTAGGAATCACCTGTACGCAGCGGTCGTCCCATAACTCAATCATCGCCATGTCTTTCTGGCACACCACAGGTAGCGAACGCCCAAGGTGTTCAAGACACCACTCATGAATCCAGTGGAACTGCTGCTGAGCCATTAAAATGGAAGCGGAATCATTTCGCGATGGAGCCACGCGCGCTGTGAAAATACGTACGTCTTTTCCAGCCTCAAGCCACGACATAACCCTCATTCTCATTTCTTCCACTGGCTCACCGATACCACCTCCGTCTTTTGGTCTGCCATCCCACCCATAGTACTCAGCAAGTGTACCATCAAGGTCCACCCCAATCCAGCCTTGTCTTTTTTCGCAGCGAATTTCTATTCTTTCCTTCTGGTTCATATCCACTCCTTCACGTCTGCCCAATTAGCTCCTTTGTATCCCTTCGAACGGAAGGGCACGTCAAACCTGTCTGCATTCATAGCCGTGCGTAGACATACCATGGCACGTTTATCTTCTTCCGCTGGCGCAGACATATCAAGTTCGTCATACACGTCAGCTATCATCATGTCATCTGGTCCACGAGTGTTTTCCCACGCAATCATGGCGTCTTTAGTCTGGTCCGCTGCGCTACCTTGAATTAGATAATTCAGTAGCTTGTATGAGAGGTCACGATCGGGATTAGGCTCACGGTAATACTTCCGTCCACCCCATGTAACGATTGGGGTGCCGTTGCGACCGCACGTTCTTGTCTCATTTGCAAGCCAGCGCACTTCTGGGAGTGCTTCGTAGTAGGCGTTGCGGGTATTGGCCCCCTGCACTGGGTCAACGCCAAGAGCAATAGACAAATTATCAACGCCTCTACCATACATAATACCGAAACCAGTGATCTTCGTATGCTTACGAGTAAGCTGTATGCCCGTGTTGTCAAGAATAATCTTTGAGACGGCGACGTGGGGGTCAGTGGTTGGGTCGGCTTTGAATGCTTCATAGAGCTTACCTTCTGCAAAGTGGGCCAGGATACGCATTTCTTGTGCGTCGAAATCTCGCTTCAACCAGACATGACCTTCCTCTGGAAGTAGGTATCTTCGGCAGTAAATTATGTCTGTTAGTTCTTTGAATACCTTTTGCCGCCGAAGCGAAGCGAAGTACTTCTTGATTTCCTCTGGGATATCTAATTCTTCGAAATCATTGGGAACGTTTAGCAGGTTTGGTCCTTGACAGGATGGCCTACCCGTGCGCGTGCCGCTAATGTCCCCATCCGCTCCGCGATTACCACGCACTTGGTTCCATTCTGGGTGTAACCTACCCCCTTCTGCGTGAGCCTTAGCCATCCAAGGCTCAGCAAAAGTTCCCAGACATGTTTCGAGAGCACCACGGTACGCCAGATGCGAGTAGAGCTTAGTATCCCTGATATTGCCAACCAGGTTTTTCCGTGCGACTGAGCGCTTACCAGTGGGTGTGAGAACCCAGTTCGTGACTTGACCTGCTCTATCAAGAGCTTCTGCCAGTTGGGCATCCTTGCTAAGCTCGAATTCTCCCAGCCTCGAGAATATGTAATCATCTGATATTTTCTGCGCCGCGCGGTAGACCGCAGTTTCACGTTCAAGCCTTTCCATATCAACACGAACGCCACGTTCACTCACACCATCGAAGATAGGGCGGCATTTCTGTTCGCGCCTGTACGCTTCAGCCATGCCATTTTCAACAATCTCGGGATAGAGTCGCTGAAACAGCGCATACGTGCGGTCGGTGTCACCGCAGGCATAGCGCCCGACCAATTTACCTGGCGCAAGACAGATGTATGCGCCCCAATCCTTCGCCGTTGCTTGGGTGACATGTGCGAGAATCCATGCGCGTAGCTCGTCTTGCTCCTCTGGCGCCCAATTGAGTACACGTTCGGCGCTAGGCTTGAGCGAAAAGCTGGGCGCGTAGGGATCGGATAGAAATAAGAGGTAGACAGTGTCATGAAAATTCTCCGGGACTCGTTTAACCACTTTAAACCACTTACGACTGACAGCAGCTTCGAATGGCGCGTGGTGCGCGAGCCATTCTTTATGTAATTTTAGAGAAGCGATGAGATGAGCTCTACCTTCTTCCCAAGTGCAGTTGTTTTCTGTAGGGTGACCCCATGCCCAGTAGAAACTGGGCTGGCCGTCATTTTTGATAGACACTCCAACAGGTCGTGGAGGATTGTGTATCGGGTTGCCGACAATGCCTTCTGTTTCGTAGTCAAATGTCAACACGGACGAACCTCTCTTCCATTCTCTTCTGCTCTTGCACGTAGACAATGTCGTCAGTGTCCAACATACCTTGATAGGCATATGCGGGCACCCAGTCAGCTCCAGATTTTAATTTACAGTTTTCTGCTGATGATACGATCTTATAAGTTTTCCGAGTGATCATGTGCTTTACAAGATCGCCACGCTTAAATTCACTCATTTCATTTCTCCAAGAAAAGACGCCCCATCGCTGGGGCGTGAACATGGCAACACGAACTCCTTACTTACCCTTGAACTTTGCGGGCTTCGCCTGTGCAGCTTTCGGATTTTCCTCTTGGAGTACAGCTTCATCATAGGGCGTGAGTACGATACGCATGGCATCGTCAAGCCTGCCCATGATGGCGCGAATAACGTCGGCGTCGTTGATTGCTGTCACGGGCGTGAACGTAACCTGGAACTGAAACTTCGGATGCCGCACTACTTCAAGCGTTGTGATCACTGTCCACATAGGCCGTGCTAATGATGCATTCAACACGTTGACGTAGTTGCCGTAGTTCCCCACTGAAGTGACCGGTACATCAATCACTGCTAATTCGGCTTTCTTGATAGCATCAACTGAGGCAGTGGCATCAGCTGGAATTGCTATCAGCCGCCGCGTTTCCTTGCAAGCCTTACCACGGCTACCAGGACGTGGATCACTCCCCCACGCATTCTTCGGGCAACCTAAACAGGTTTTGTTAACGGGTTCCTTCACGTTAGCATGCGGCACCATGTCAGGCGCTTGGCCCTCTTTGTCAGGTGGCATCAGGGCGAAACAGTCAGGATTGACTAGTACACCATCTTGAAACGGCTGGCTGTACCAGGTATTCCGGAACGCAGCGGCCAGCAAGATTACGTCAACCTTGTTGTTGGGGATAACACCGCCATTGTAGGTGATGATGCCCCCTTTCAAGGACATCTTGCTAACATTTGGCCTTTCAATAGCAGCAGCGGACTTGGCGTGTTGGGCCAACTCTGCAGCTAAATCCGCCGGCAATGCGACCGCTCCAGAGCCGCTGCCGGGCTGGGTAGCTACGGCAGTACCGGGTGTGGGGCTTTTTGGGGCTCCAGTGGCCTTGGACGCGGCCGGTTGGCCTTTAGAAACAGTGGGCATGGTTACTTTACCTCGCTACTAGTTAACTTGTAAACAGGGAATTTTTCGACACCAGGAACAACGACGTCATCTTCCCAGCGTTCCTTGCACGCTGATCTGCCCGGACGTCTTTCGAGCAAACTAAAATCTTTCGTTTCCAGTATGAACGCGTAGAAACTGTCCCAGTCCACAACGTGAGGTTCGTACGTAGGCTCTAGGCTCATGCCTACGCGCACGCGCGCTCCACCAATGGCGGTCAGTTCTTGCATCCGCATTTGCTCAATCAACAATGCATAGGCATTCTGTTCACGCTCCTTCAGTTTCATTGCTACCTTGTCGGCAGCGTAGCGATCTTTGCGGGTGGCGAACCAGTCGTCAGCCACACTGGCGAGTTGTTTCGCTGTCAGCTTTTTCTGCTGGCTTGATTGGAGGACATAATCCTCAAGATACTGTGACTTTGGTTTGTCCATGCAGTTCTCCTACGAGCATTGAAAGAAATGATTCTGCTTCACGAATTCCGTCTTTATCGGCTGGGCCAAGAACAAAAATCTCGCGAAACAAGTGGGTCAGGTTCGGGCCTACCTGCTGGTAATCGGCGCTTAGTATGCGTATGTCGTGGAATGTAGGACCTTCCTCGTCCGTACTGGGCGTGTAGTCAATCTGTAAAAGAACCCCAACTTGATCATGAATGTGCATCACTGGTCTTACCTCCTGAGGCGCATGTACCCCCATGGTACGCTTGTCACATGTGTGTGTGCAAGCGTATTCAATGGGGCTTGCTGGTCGCTTCTTCAGGTGTAAGCGCCACGCGGTATGCCACGATTGTCGTGCTTTCTGGTGATGCAAGGTCCTCTACAGCCACGTCATACGGCATGCCGCTGAGCGCAACACTCAACCAGGGAAAAATCTTTTCCCTAGCTTCACCGCTAATCATCTCAGCGTCCAAAATGGAACGCATACATCCAAGTTGGCATGCCAGAAGGTATGCTAGCCAGTTATCTTCAGCGAGCTCCAGCATCTTTTCTGATGTTGTCTTGTTTCGCTCTCTCCATGAACGAAGCATGTCACTAATCATGGCGTTCATGGCCAGTGTATCCCTAAGGAACTGTGTAGCCTCCTGTCCTATCAGCGGCGTGCAGACACGTGTGATTTGGGCCATTGTCTTGATGGTGTTGCTGAGTGTATTCATTCATGCATCCTAATTGGCGCAGCCGCAACTATCAACACTGGGTATTCTGTCACCCACAGATATTCATCTCTGCCGGAAAAGAAAATACAGGTCTGCGTATTCTCATCATTGCGCACCATGTACGCAATGTTGTCAAGGCAGACAATGCGCTGCTTCGCATGCGGCGTACTACCGACGGTGGCAGTCAGTTTAACAAAAGTGGTCATTTTCTCTCCAATTCTTCAATACGGTGAACTGCAGACATGTACTTCACTTCATTCTCCTTTTCCAGTCATGTAGAGCGTCAACGATGCCATAGCCAAATGGCCCCCAGTCCCAGACTGAAGACTCATGAGCTAATTCCACGGCATCTGGAGTTTTCCCGCGTAGCAATTCTCCCGCTGCCCATGAGTACCCGCGATCGTGATCTTCTTTACGCTGTTCTTCAACAGCACTGTAGAGAAATCTCGTAAACCAGCTCATACTTCCTCCGCTATCGCCATTGCCTCATCCCACAAACCGCCGTTGATCTTCGCCACAGCAGATACACGCTCCACTGGGCGCACAGCACTACGACGTGCGAACATCGCGCTGCGTGTTCCCCATCCGCCGTTCATTATATTCTCCTGGATGCGGTTCAGCATATTCCACAGCGTGGGGTCCTTATCCTCTTCGCGGCGTTTGTTTAGCAGATCGCTTGAGGGAAAGGGGGCCACTGTGTCGCCGTAGCGCAATCTCAGGGCGCGCTCAGCCAATCGTACCTGCTGCCCAGTGTTCAGCGTCAGTGTGCGCATGACACCAATCTTCTCCATCATCAGTGGAAACTTCTCCGTGATGGTCCGCTCCCCAGCTTCCAGTACTTCTTTACTTGTCTGCGGCCCGACGGTATGACGTACCTTGAACCCTGCGATGCCAGTGCCGACCATCATACCATTCGTGCAGATGAATCGGAAATAGCCCGCGTACAGTGAATACGCGGCCGTGCCATCGTGGCCGTTAATGAGAATAACTTCTGGCACACCATCCACGTCTGTCTTCCATCCTGGCTTGCGTAGGCGCAGCATGTGCTTCGTATAGGGGTCACGATCCACCGCTCGGCTGCGCTGCTGGGCCGCTTCAAAGACAGCCCAGCCTGCGCTCAAAAGTGTCTCAAGCGGCTTGATTGTCGGCACGTAGGCATATCTAGGGCCACGGCTGGCGTGCGGCTCCAGAGCAAACACGGCGGGGGCAACTTGCTTGATTGCCTCCAACGACAGCGGAGCGCCAGTGCGAAGCATGCGCGCTGAGTTGATAAGAGGTCTTGCCATGATCAATCCTTCCAAATGAATTGGTTAAACAGCTCTTCGGTGGTCATAATCAACCTCTCATTATGTTGTGTTTGTCAATCGGACGCCCGCGTTGCTTGAACGTAGCCACAGCACTGACAACTGCGTTTATGCCCAGGGGTTCTTTCGCTTCACTACGAATGGACTGATACATCACTGTCTGTTCGTCTTTCTTACCCAAGTAACAAGTCATTGGTACTTGCGCGTAGTGGCTGTTCCACTGCTCTTTGTATTCTTGAAGCATGCGGTTCAGGAAATCTTTTTCACTTATGTTTCTCACTTCATTCTCCTAGTTGACGCGGCATCATAGTCTTCCGCCTTGTCTGCTAAATACACGATTATTCCTACAGCGATGATCAACAACAGCGCTAGTAGCATCCAGAAATCAGCTGGTTCTATCATGAATCACTCCTGTATGGGCACCATGCCCAGCCCCTAGTATGCCTACGTCGGCTAGACATGCAAGCTCTGGTTGCTCCCACGCGCGGGGGGGCGTATGCTTGGTGCATGCACTCAGAAAGTGCACGGCAAATCGCCCGAGGCGCGGCAAACGACTCGGGCGATTCTCACTCAACTAAGGAAAGGGCAGACATGCTTAATGTAGCATGGCCGCTTGCGACGAGCAAGGGCAATTTATGCTGACGTTTCCACAGATTAATGTAGAACGAGGCATACAGTCCGAGATTGATAGTTTTGGGTTCCCAGCGGTACTCAGATACCTAGAAAAACGCGGGATACCCAGGAGTATGCTCGATGATCTTGGTATTAAGATATTTCCTGCTGCTGACCTCATAGCGCGGGCTCGCAATGTAACTTCAGCTATAGATGACCGCCTAGCGGTCATCTTTCCACACTTCAACGCATCTGGCGACTATATTGACTGGTGGTCAGCCCGTCTTGTTGATACTGGACTTCGACCCGTAGTTTCGTCGTTCGCAAATCTTGTTCCACACAAACGTGGGAAGATGTTTTGTCCCCCTAACGAGATGCCACATGCGTATCTACCTCCGACGCTTGATTGGGCTAAACTAGAGGAGGGAGCAAGGGTATACATTCATGAGTCAGCAATTAAAGCTATCAATGGTGCAAGACTCGGAAGGTGGAGCGTCGGTCTCAATGGCGTTTGGGGATGGTCTTCTAGAAAACACGCTGTCGCTCTTATGCCGGAGCTTAGAGATTTGCCTTGGAAATCCAGACGACTTCAACCTGTCATTGTCTTTGACTCTAACGCAGAAGATAATTGGGATATCCAATCAGCGACCGGTAGATTGGCCTCTAAGTTACTTGAGCTCACTGGCCAGCATGCATCGCATCTCTTGCTTCCAAGAGCTCCTGATGGCACCCACTGGGGATTTGACGACTTCTGTGTTAGACATGGAGACAAGATTGCGCTGGAATGGCTTGACTCTGAAGCAACTCCAGTCGCTATTGACGAGCTTGAGCTCCTTAAGATCCAGTTAAATGATGAAGTATGCATCGTGCGGTCACTCGGGCGTATCGCTGAGCAATCTTCTGGCACTCTTATGACTCGAGCAGTCTTTACGGATGTGAATTATGCGCACTACACCGCGTTTGTTGAAGATCATGCAGTCAATGTTCCTAGATTGTGGTTATCAGACAGCCGCAGGGTGGAGGTTGATACACTTACGTACATGCCCGGGAGTGAAAGGATCTCTAATGGTGCGCTTAATCTCTGGCGGGGTATGGTATTGGAGCCCTCCGAGGGTGACGTGTCTAGGTGGATGGCACTACTTGAAAGGAATGTAACGGACTTAGGTCTTCGGAAGTGGTTCATTCAGTGGATGGCATACCCACTTCAGAATCTTGGGGCCAAGATGAACACATTCGTGCATCTCTTCGGCCCTCCTGGGTGTGGCAAACAAGCTATCTTGCATCCGCTCATGCGTGCATACGGCAGCAATGCTGTCACTATTGGGAAAGATCAAATAGCTTCTACTTTCACTTCAATATATGCGAACAAACAATTCATCAATCTTGACGAAATACATGGTGGAACTGATAGCGTGGCACTTTCCATTATCAACAAGATTAAACGACTCGTCACTGACCCTATGTTCACCGTCAATGCTAAAGGTCAGCCAGAGTATCAAGTCCCAAATTGCTCCAACATTGTATCCACAGCAAACTATTCCGATGCTTTACGACTTGACGATGATGACAGACGATGTGCTGTTATCCGCTTCGGTACCCGTGGTGGGCAGTGGTCTCGCGAGGAGTGGGAGGCATACTTCCATTGGATAAATACTGAAGGAGCGTCTGAAGTATATGGATTCTTACTCAGGGTAGATACAACTGGATTCGATCCAATGGGGTGGGCTCCTATGACTGAAGATAAGGTGGAAGTCACACGTGCAACGCGTCGTGTTGATGAGCAGTGGGTCAATATATTGTGGGAAGATCCTGATCAGGTGTTACCACCCATTCTTAAAGGCCGCTGTCTCATGACTGGGTCTGAGCTCGCGCAGTACTGCTATGGTGATGATCCCATGGGGGTGACACCAGCTAAGAAGAATACACTGGGAATACGAATGCACTCAGCCGGCTTCCCTAAGATTACATTGAAAATTGATGGGAGGCCTGAGAGGTATTGGGTTATTCGAAGGCGGGATGAGGAGTGGACTACTGATGGTGCCAGGAAACATCTTGCAACATTTAAAAAGAAAATCTAAGGTAGCAGGTAGCATGTTGGGGGAAGCTTGGCAGTACCCTGCTACCCTGTCCTAGTACCGTAAAATGCGTTGTAAAACAATGGGTTAGCGCTGGTGGGTAGCAGGTAGCAAGTTAAATGGTAAAACTATACAATACGCGAGCTACGTACGAAGATTGAATGATATTGATATGCTTGGCAATATACAGCTAATTTTAGGCAACCTGCTACCTGGTACCCTGCTACCTTTGCTGTTGCTCCCACGCAACAGCAATCCGACCCCACAAGCAAGTCGTGTGCCATCGATCCACTAAGATCCGTATAGATGTCGATCCCTCTCTCCTCCCCTTTCGGAAGTCGACTACGAGGAGAAAAGAAAGGGGGCTTGCGCCCCCTGAGGTTTTAGACCGCCGCCATGTAGCCGCGACGGACCATGTAGCCGATGAACGGCGCCGGCACACTGGCCGTGAGCAGCGCGGCTACCGTGGTCTGACCGTTTCCAGCCGTGACCTGCGCCTGACAGGCTTGCCACCATCTCGCATTGTGCGGAGCGCCGACCTGGTAAGGCTTACCGGTGAGCTTGACCGACTGAATAGCCAGACCACCCCGCAGCGCTACAGACGGCGAGGGCGTGGATGACGAGGCGAGCGCTGGCGCAGGAGCCGGAGCAGTCGACGGCGGCTCCGCAGACACGACAGGCTTTGGGGGTGCGATGACCGTGACAGGACCCGGCTTGGACTGGGCGCGCTTGGTCGCGTTGGAGGACTTGGAGGAAGCCATGATGTACCCTTTTTCGCGACAGACCGGCCGCTGCGGATGGCAGACTAACTGCCCTAACCATGTAATCAAGTTAGTTATAGGCGCTGGCTGCCCGAACAGCCAATGGTATTTAGCTATGTGAAGGTAGCACATGATAGTGATGCCACGAGTATACTTAGTTAACTATGTTAACCACTATCGGAAGCCCAGGTCATATAGCACATGATAGTGATGCCACGAGTATACTTAGTTAACTATGTTAACCACTATCGGAAGCCCAGGTCATATAGCAAGAATTAATGGCCGGGGAGGGTAAGCCCCAATTGCGTCCGAAGATTCCGCTCAACCCCCAGGCACATTTCTCTTCATTTCGTGTTATCTAAATTGAGTACTCTTTTCTTTTGTCTCTAGAGCCCAATGTAGGTTGCTCTACCTATGGTTTTATGGTAGGGTTTAGCCGTTTAAGGATCTGAAAATGGATGACCAAAGAGCTTTCGAGTTGATTGAGCGGCGTGAGGACCTCAAGAATCCAGCTCCAAATGGGCTCACTCGCGCAAGAGATGGGTTTACCCGTCAAGACGTAGTGAACGCGTTCGCCCACGCGTTCACTATGATTGGGGGGACACAGAGGCTCGCGCTTTGGGCCAGCGCTAACCCGGATAAGTTTTATGCCCTATATTCCAAACTCCTCCCATCTACTTCCATCCAAATTGGCCACGGCGGAGTGGTACAGATTATCCATGCCATCGCCCCCACTCCCCTCGATGAGCACCCTGAAGCCGACGTTTCCTCCGGAGGGGACGATCAGGTATAGGGATGGTGAAGGGCATACTTTCGAGATATGGCCAGACTCTCCCATTTACCTAGAAAGATTAAAATTGTATGACTACATTTACAGAGATGGTAAGTGGGTTGATCGCAACGGCGACAGCCACACTGGCCTCGTGTGGTAACTACAATCACACGCTCGCGCCCGCGCGTGACCCTAAGGTAGTGTGCGCGGAGAATCTGGGAACATGGGAAAAAGAAATACCTGAAGCTGTCGGCGCTTGCGTGAATAATAATGCAGATTCACAGTAACTACCGACCTAGAAGTCACTTCATGCCGTTCCATCTGCGAACGCAGAGATGGGCTATACTCGTCGCCCACAGACGGGCCGGGAAGACTGTAGCGGCAGTCAATGATCTGGTAGAGAAGGCGAGTTACAATACTAGGGAGGCTCCAAGGTACGCGTATATCGCCCCACTTCTGAAACAAGCGAAGGCGATCGCTTGGGAATACTTGAAAAAAGCTGCCGCACCGTTCAATCCTAAGATAAGTGAGGCGGAATTGTATGTCGAATTATCGGCGTTGCCTACCTGCCCAAGAATTACGATCTACGGGGCTGACAACCCTGATTCATTTCGTGGGCTGTACTTTGACGGAGCAGTCCTGGACGAATTCGGGAATATGGTGGTGTATGTCTGGAAGGAAGTCTTACTCCCAGCACTCGTTGATCGCCGCGGCTGGGCTGTTTTCATGGGAACACCGAACGGTCCAAATCACTTCCGAGACTTGTGGTATAAGAATCTGAAAAACGACAAGTGGTTCACCACCATGTGGAAGGTGACACAGACAAATATCATTCCCATCGAAGATTTGGAGGAGATGAGAGAGTTGATGGAGCCGGAGGAGTTTGCACAAGAAATGATGTGCGACTTCGAAGCTAGCGTACGAGGAGCAATCTATGCAAGACAAATGGAAGCCGCTTCCACTGAAGGTCGTATCGGTAACTTTCCCATTGATACGGCCGCTCCAGTGGACCTCACAATGGACTTGGGTTTTAAGGATGCAGCTACGATGGGATTTGGTCAGCGAAGATTCGACGGAATCTTACTCGGTCATTCGTATGGTGACAATTTCAAGCCCATCGCAAATTACATTGTCTACGCTAAGGCTTTCTGGCAAGGATCAAGTTGGCCGGAGGCTACAAGAGTCCGAGAGGGCCCCCGGTATATTCCCGGGAATATATATCTCCCCCATGACGCCAAAGCGAAGACTTTGCAGACGGGTAAGGCGATCATCAATCACTTTCAGGCCGCATCCCTTAGACCGAAGTTGGTTCCAAAGCTAGACGTTATAGATGGCATCGCGGCTGTTCGATTGACGTTCCCGCAGATTTACATTAATGAGCCGGAAAATGAGACATTCATCCTGGCAGCGAAGACGTATCATCGCAAGTACGATGAAAAGCTGAAGAGATACGAAGATGAACCGGTACATGATTGGGCTAGTGATTGGATGGATATGTTCAGATATATGTGCATCATGATGAACCCGAAAGTGGTCGCCATGACTAAAGCGAAGAGGAGCCGCATGCAGGTATATCAAGGTGATACCCCTAGTGCGCCGGCAGGCGTAAGCTATGGCTTTTGCTTGGATGATCTTTGGGACCTTAGACGGAGCAGACATGCTTAAATTCCTTTTCCCCCTTCTTTTTCTCTTACCAGCGTTTGTATGTGCGCAGGATCGTTGGGTAGGAGACGACAAGGTCTGGCACTTTGGTGGCTCTGTCTTCATAGGAACTCTGGCGTATACAGCGGTTGAGAGCAAACCTATCGCCTTTGGTATTGCGATGGGAGTAGGATTATTGAAAGAGATGTCCGATCGAAAAACTACTGGATTCAGCTATAAGGACCTAGTGTGGGACGCTGCGGGAGCGTATCTTGGTGTTCAGGTTGGTGCGTGGATGATGCAGGCGCAGCGTGGCGGAGTAGTAGTTAGCTACAGGATGGAGTTCTAAATGGCCGAGGCAACTAACAATCATGTAGAATACACTGCCTTGTGGTGGTTACAGGAGATTGAAATAGTTGAAAAATACCTTGATGATAAGTGGAGAAGATCGGGTGACGATGCAGTCAGGCGTTATTTGGACGACCGTAGTGACGACAACGTCTTAGACGACGAAAAGCGCCGAAAATACAATATTTTCTGGGCTAATACGCAGATTATCAAGAGCGCGTTGTATGCTACAGCACCGAAACCGGCTATCAAACGGCAACACGATGACCAGAAAGATGACATTGCGAGATGCGCAGCATTGATTCTGGAGAGAATAGTCAATTTCGGGCTAGATAAAGACTCTAGTGATATGCATGCGGCGTTTAAGTCAGCTGTAGAGGATCTCTTAATACCTGGCTTGGGCCAAATCTGGCACAGATATGAAGTAGAGACGGAGCTGACTCAGCCAGTTCTTGGCACTGATGGCAGTGAGCTCGCCCCGGCTGGCATGCGGATCATTGATGAATCCGCCCCCACCGATTACGTGCATTGGCGTGATTTTTTGTTCTCCATTAGCCGTACATGGGGTGAAGTATGGTGGGTAGGACGACGTTGCTGGATGAAAAAGAAACAGTTTGTAAAGTTTTTCGGAAAAGAGAAGTGGGAAACAGTTAAGTCATCTGCTCAGGCTAAGATAAGTCGTGGAGACTTCCTCCCACAGGGTTTCACGAAGGGTCGGGTGGAGGTTTTCGAAGTTTGGTGTGAGGACACCAATAGAGTTTACTGGCTTTGCCGAGCGCTCGAGGATTTTTTACAGGATCCTATTGATGACCCGTTGAAATTGGAGGATTTCTGGCCGTGCCCAGAGCCTGTACTCGCCACGCACACGACGAACGCGTTCGTTCCACGTACTGACTACTATATGGCTCAGGACCAGTACGAGGAACTGGATATTCTGAATCAACGTATTGCTATTCTGACTAAAGCGCTGCGTGTTGTCGGTGTTTACGACAAAACTAACGACGAATTGAAGAAATTGCTCACTGGCGGTGAGTTTAACATGATCCCTGTGGACAACTGGGCAGCATTCGCTGAACAGGGTGGTCTGAAGGGACAGGTGGACTGGTTTCCAGTCGAAGTAATCGCTGAAGTGCTGGAAAGACTGATGGTTCAGCGCCAATCGGTTATTACTCAAATTTACGAATTAACCAGTATTAGTGATATCCAGCGTGGGGCGTCCAATCCACGTGAAACGTTGGGCGCGCAGAAGTTGAAAGCGCAATACTCGTCTGTAAGACTTCAGTTGAAGCAACAGGATGTTGGAAAGTTTGTCAGACACTCAATTCGTCTGAAGTGTGAAATAATTTGCAAACATTGGCAACCGGAGATAATTAAGCGTGTCAGTCAAATCGATCAAACGGAAAGCGCACCATACGCAGACCAAGCGATTCAATTGCTCAAAGATTTTCGTGCGAGCCAATATCGTGTCGAAGTTGGAGAAGAGACCCTCAGCCTCGCGGATTACAACGCTGAGCGTGAACTCCGTTCCGAATATCTCGTGGCAGTGGGGCAGTTCGTGTCTCAAGCCGGACAGATACTGGAAGTTGCACCCGAAGCCGCTCCATTCTTACTTAAGATGATTTCCTGGGTGACCGCTAGCTTCCGTGGTAGCAGTGATATTGAAACTATTCTCGACCAGGCAATTCAGGTCGCAAGTCAGCCACAGGGTGAGAAACCTGACCCAGCTGTCGTGGAAGCACAGGCTAAGAAAGAACTGGCTGCAATGCACGAAGATACTGCGAAAGCGATTGCCATGGGTAAAGAAGAAACTACGCGAATGGTGGCCAAGATGCAATCAGATACACAGAAGGAAGTGGCTCAGCTGAACAATGGCACGAAGCTGCTCATTGAACAGATGGCTAATGCTATTACCAAGCAGAGCGAGGACAACAAGGCCGCTCAGGAAGGCATGAAGCTCAGCATGGATCAAATGTCTCAACGCGCGCAGCAGGCGCACGAGGCGTTGATGCAAATTATGAGCGGCGCTCAAGAAAGTGTCTTGCAGAGCCAGCAGTTAGCTGGTGACGGTAGCAGTGAGTTGAAAAATATCATGAAGGAGCTGATGGAAGTTATGAAGAAGCCTCGCATTCGCGTGCCTGAGCGCGACAAGAAGACAGGTGATATCTTGAGCGTAACGGACAAACTAGGAGATTAATATGACGAAGCCTAATCGAATTCACGCAAGTATTCTGCGCCCGTTGCCGGGCAAAATTGACGAGTTCATGCCGTTGTGGAACGCTCGTCTGAAGGTTGAAGAAGATATGTCAGCCACTGGGCTGAGCGTAGCTGAGAAGGAGATATTGCAGCTGGAACATGAACGTCTGAGCCGAGAAATGCGCCCGTTTCAATACGAGAAAGCGAGAGCTATTGGCGAGAACCTGGTTACAAATTTAGGTCGTAATCACATTCTTGATACTTTCTGGCGCGGGTCGGCTTACACGCAGACTGTGAGAATGGGTCTAAAGGGTGCTGGTGCCGCTGCGGCGGGTGACACCCAGGCGTCTCACGCTAGCTGGTTGGAAGTGGGTCTGGCTAATGCTCCTACGTATTCTGGTAACCGGAAAGACGTTACGATGGGAGCGGCTTCCAGCCAATCTAGTGTCAGTCCACAGCAGTCGTACTCAATTACGAGTACTGGCACGGTGGCTGGTATGTTTATGAATAATGCTGGTTCTGTAACTAAGGACGACACTACCGGAACATTGGTGAGCGCAGCAGATTTTACTGGAGGTAATGAAGCTGTGGACAACCTCGACACGCTCTTAGTGACTTACACATTTAACGGGTGAAATGATGGCACACATTGCAATTTTCGTAGGTTCAATTGGTAATGGTGAGAATGGAACACTGTTTATTAGTGGTGAGGCGCGGTTGAGCGATGGTGGTGATGCTGTTCCGTGGGACTTGACCGTAGCGCATAATGCCCTGGCGGCGACCATCAACACAGCGATCAAGGACGCAGCGATCGCCGCAGCCGATCTTGCTGGTCATGAAGCGGTAGGCGCGCTGGACAAGAAGACACTGTACGCGGGCGCGGTGGGGCTGTGACCTATGTGGACGTTGCCAGATAAAGGTGAAGCCTTTCACGACAACCAAAGTATTCTGTTTCAGGAGTATTTGGATGTTGTGATCGCCGCGTTCGGTGGCTCTGAGTTCGTAATTGGTGGGTGCGGAGTTACCGCTCAAGGTTTACCGGACATGACCGTTGCCGTGGCAGCAGGTGCAGTCAACACGAACTACAAGCCAAAGACTGTCTCTGCTGGCAACGTCACGATCACAGCGGCTGACGCGACCAATCCGCGCTTCGACCTGATCGTCGCCAACAGCGCTGGCACGAAGGCGGCGCGCGCCGGCACGCCCGCTGCTAACCCGAAGCCACCGGCCCGCACGGCAAACGATGTCGTCTTGGCCGTGGTCTACGTGCCCGCCAACGACACCACGATCGCGTCGAATCAGATCGTCGATCTGCGCGTGCAGCCGCAGGAGATCTCGATCTCGCTGGAGTCGGACTTTGCTGTCACGTCGTCCACCGTCGCCGAGGTCACCGGGCTAACCATCCCGACGGACGTTGGCACCTTCATATTCGAGTACTCGATGCGGGTGCAGTCAGCCACCGCTACGGTGTCCATGAAGGCCGCGGTCGATCACTCTGGGACAACGACAGAATTCGAGTACCGATTTGAGTTTCCGAGCCAGGGCGTCACTGCTGCGAACGGAGTTATCGACCAGGAGACGAACGCGACGACTGGCTTCATCCTAGCTCAAATGTCTACGCGGGTGAAGAACACCACGCTTGGCCCGATGACCGATGTGGACACGATCAACGCCGACATCATGCTTGTCATCAAGGGGCGGTTCATCTGCACGGTCGCAGGCAATCTGAAGTTGATGTACGCCTCGGAGACAGCAACCTCCACCACGCTCAAGGCTGGGACCGCTCTAAAGCTTACTAGGGTAGGGTGACATCATGACCGGCCATGTTGTCGGGTCATCACTGAGTTTCGTCGGCGAGTCTTGGGTAGGTGCGAACGACGCCGCAGTCTCGACCACTGACACTACTGCGCAAGTAGTTAAAATCGGCCCGAAGGGGCAGATCGCCGGTGCCGGCACGACGATGACGCTGACGCTGACCGGCTTTACTGCTGGCAACACTCTCGTTGCCGTGATGGCGTGGAATGAGGCTGGAGGGGATGCCATTCCTAACAGCATTGGCGGTATGACGGCGACGCAGGCCGCAATAGCAACGTTCAGCACAACTAAGTCAGCAATTGTCTACTATGAGAGCAATGTCAGTGCAGGCGACAAAAGTGTCACAGTAGTTGGTCCTAGCAACGCGACGTGGGGAAATGGCAACTTAATTGAGTTGTCCGGTGTTAAGGCATCACCAATAGTCAATGCGGCTGGTACGTCCACTGGCACGGACGCCCGTCCGGTTTCTGGCAAGAGCGGTATCATAACTGAAAAAGGCATTGCTATTGCGGTGCTGTGTTGCGGAGGGAACAACGCTGCCGTTGGTATTGATCGTCCTGAGTGGTACATCAACGCGGGTATTGAGCAGGATTCTAATTCGTCGATAGGCTACTCGGCTGACTACCGTAAGATTAATAGCGAATGGATCGGCCAGAAGGCCGAGGCCATGTGGGGAGTTCTTACTGGCACTGAGGAATACGCTGGCACTGTCGTAATTTTCGCAGAAGCTGCTGGCGGAATTGTCACTACTGCGTCTGACACGAGGACCTTCAGTGATAGTGCTGTAGCTTCACTTTCACACGCTGCTGTTGCCGCTGATACTAGGACCTTTAGTGACAGCGCGGTCGCTACTACTGTGCGAACAGCAGTTGCCGCTGATACGAGGACCTTTAGTGACAGCGCAGTCGCATCTCTTTCGCATACTGCTGTTGCTACAGACACTAGGACCTTCAGTGACAGTGCGGTCGCCGCTAGAGCGCAGGCTGCGGTAGCAGTAGACTCTGTAGCATTTAGCGATAGCGCTGTATCTAGTTTATCACACACTGCTGTTGCCGCTGATACTAGGACCTTCAGTGACAGTGCTATAGCTTCTGTTGTCCTTGCGGCAATAACCGCTGTAGCGGCTGACACAGTCGTATTTAGTGATGCAGCTACAGCGGCTAAAGTTCCTGGTTTCGTACCAGCTATATTTCATGGTGGTTTGCCGAAGCCGCGGCGTGGTGGAAAACGATACAAGAAAGAAGAGGAAGTTGAGAATTCGCGCAACAAGATTCGTGAAGAGTTAGTAGCCGTGATCGCCGCTCTGTATCCTCAACCTGCGCGAATTGCGCCCCCTGCAAATCCACTGGCGGCAGATTTGCCAGTCGTGGGGCCGCAGGTGTATGCTGCACTAGCTGAGGTACGCGATCTAATAGTGGCGCGAGCTGATGCTGATAAAGTGACGCGGGCTATTGAGAAGGCTAAAGTGGAAGCCAAGGCTCGCCTACGCCGCCGTAGGGAAGAGGAACTACTTTTACTGATGGAGTAAACTATGGTAGAACAGTCATTCTTGAAGGCATACGGAGCGCTGCGCACGTTGAAGCGTATGAGAGAGTTACAAAAGGAACACCCATCTGCTCAAATAACTGCCCAAGTGTCTGAGGCAGAACGGCAATGGTACCAGTATTGCAGCGAAATGTTGAAGGTGCTGGAGAACAAAGATGCCGACCTATGATTACCGCTGTGCGAAGTGTGGTAAAGAGCACAGCGTTTTTCAATCTATTTCCGCTTACATTAAAGATCCCATTAGACCATGGTGCGTACATGATAATCAATATTGTCTGATGGAAAGAAAGTTGTCTGTAAATCCGCAGATGTCTGGGCTGGCAAACGCACTCGCTGGAGATCGTCATTATGACGGTATGCAGGCCACAGATGGCACTGACATTAGCTCGCGCACGAAACATAGGCGGTACATGAAAGAGCGAGGTCTTACTACTGTGGATGATTTCAAGGAAACTTGGAAGAAGGAGGCTGCTGAGCGTGAACTGCGTCGTGTGAGCGAGTATCACGACATGGATCTCCGTAAGGAGATCACAGCGCAAGTAGAACAGGCTGTAGCTAAACCAGGAGATTGATATGCCACAAGACATGCGTGACGACATGGCCGCTGCGTTTGCAGATTTAAGCAAAGGAGATGATGGTGGCCAAGAAACTACCGGCTCTCCTTCGGCTATTGGTGGAGAAGAACACGATTTTAGACAAGAAGTCGCAGTCTTTGACGCCACTACTGGAAAGGAAATTACACCCTCCTCCGAACGTGCACGGAGTGATGATGGACGATACACACCCAAGACCCCCGCACAAGGGCAGGTTCCTGCGGATAAGGAACCGGCTAAAGAAGGGAAAGTGACATCACCGGCGCCGAAGCCAGCTGAGTCGCGTGCTCCAGTTAGTTGGAAACCCGAGGAACGCGAGCACTGGTCAACAATCAAGCCGGAAGTGCAGGCAACCATTGCTAGACGAGAACTTGAAGTTCAGCAAGTGCTGAGTGCTACGACTGAGGCACGAAAAACTTCTGACGAGTTTCACCGTATTACTCAGCCGTATGAGGCTATGTTTCGCGCTGAGAATGCCACAGCTATGCAGGCAGTGGATGCTGTGCTGAAGACCGCCGCAGCGTTGCGCGTAGCTCCTCCTGGCCACAAAGCTAGCCTTATCGCCGAAATGATTGTCAACTTTGGTATCCCGCTAGATTTGCTGGACAAAACGCTGAGCGCAAAGTTGCAGCAGCAGCGTCCGCCGTCCGCCGAAGTTGATCCTCTGGTGGGCTTGCTGGATAACAAGCTGAAGCCAATGCTAGATTTTATGGAGCAATTTAAGCAGGGCCAGCAGGCTCAGACAGCTAAGACACAGGAAGAATTGTCAGCCGAGTGGACTAAGTTTGCTTCTGAAAATGAGTTCGCTGCTGATGTTCAAATGGATATCGCGGCACTGCTGGAAGCTTATTCAAACCAAGGACGCAAAATTAGCTTGCAAGACGCGTATAGGATGGCTACAATGGCGCATCCGACGATTTCGGAATTAGTCCGAAAACGAGAGCAAGCAAACGGGTCGGCCCAGCAAACCGCAGCGGCCCGTAGAGCGCTTGAAGCAGCGGCCAGCATCCCCAGCAATGGTGGAGCACCCTCGCAGGGCGGTGAAGAGGAAGGTGACGGAAGTCTTCGATCAGCCATTCTGGCATCGATGAAAGAAGTGGCCAACCGACGGTAATACACTTCATTTTCCTGGAGGCCATCATGGCATTCCCAAATGTGAGCGATATCATCGCCACCACGATCGAGAAGCGATCGAAGAAGATTCAGGACAACGTGACCAAGAACAATGGTCTGTTGGCCTACATCAAGGACAAGGGTAACGTTCGTACATTCAGTGGCGGTTCACTGATTTACGAGGAACTGAGTTTCGCTGAAAATGCGAATGCTGGCTGGTATTCGGGCTATGACTTGTTGCCGGTAGCTGCGCAGGACGTGTTGTCTGCTGCTCAGTACGACATTAAGCAAGCTGCCGTGCCTGTTGTTATCAGCGGTCTTGACGAACTGAAGAACGGTGGCCCTGAGCAGATGATTGACTTGATGGCCGGGCGCATGGACGTAGCTGAGTCTACGATGATGAACCTCGTCGCAGCCGGTATGTACAGTGATGGAACGGCCGCGGGGGGTAAACAAATTGTTGGCTTGGACCTTGCTGTTCCTGTAGTGCCGACCACGGGCACGTATGGTGGCATCGACCGCGCAACGTGGGTCTTCTGGCGTTCCCGCAGCACCACGATCGCTTCTCTCACGAGCGCAACCGTGCAGCCTGCCATGAACGCCATGTGGGCTAACTTGGTCCGTGGCATGGACCGCCCCAATTTGCTGCTGATGGACACTCTTTGGTGGACACAGTACATGGCCAGTCTTCAGGCTCTTCAACGCTTTACACAGTCTGAAGTTGGTAAGTTGGGTTTCCCGACCATTAAATTTATGGACGCGGATTGCGTTCTGGATGGCGGCATTGGTGGATTTGCGGCAGCGCGGACGTGCTTCTTCCTGAACACCAAGTATCTGTATTACCGGCCGCACGCGCGGCGTAACATGGTTCCGCTGAGCCCTAACCGGCGCTATGCGATTAACCAGGACGCTGAAGTGCAAATTCTCGCGTTTGCGGGCAACATGACCAGTTCCGGTTCCCAATTCCAGGGCCGGCTGATCGCAACTGCCTAAGGAGGGCGACATGGGTTACAAATTCAGTTCCCCAGGCATGGCCGGTTACCCGAACATTGAGCGGAAGCTCGCGGCTGCGGCCGGTCTTGCATCTGGTGTCGTGCCGGGCATGATCGCGCAGGCAGATGACAAAGTGTTCGGTGGTGGTGAGTTCATTTTCGCTCGGGCCAACGGCGCTATTAGACAGTACGGCTTGTGCGTATTGACTCCGGTCTGGGACGCCACCAATCTGCTCTACACGATCAACGCCACAGAGTGCCCGAATACGGCTAACCTCGGACGTGCGCTCGCGGTGGCGCAGTGTGTGGGCGCGATGGCTTCCGGTGAGTACGGGTGGTTCATGTACTCTGGCAACACGCCAGTGAATGGGACTGCCACGGTTGCTGTGGATACCACCGCAGGCATCACTGCTGCTGGTCAGATTGGCGCCAATACCGCGGGTAAGCAAATCTTGAATGCTCGCGTCGGCGGCACTGCTACTCGGACCCTTGCGAAAGCGGCCACCGGGTTGAACGGTGATACACGGATAAATGTGGTCACGACTGATGGCTGGTGGGTCGGTGGTTACTTGTCTGGCACTGGAGTAGGTGCATCGGCTATCATTGGGGACATTGACCCGATGGGTAAGTACGTGATCGCGACGGTCGCCAACTCGGCGGACATTGCTGGCAGCGTTACTCAGACGGACAACAACGCTACGATCTTCTATAACGTGTTGCACATGAACCGCGCGTTCGCGCAAGGTGCTATCACCTAACTTGAAGGGGCTTCGGCCCCTTCTTGACATGGCTCCAATCTCGGGGCCATTTCAAGGAGAAACTTCATGGCGCTTGAAGAACTGGACTTTGACTACCGCATGCAACAGTCTGCTGAGGCGGATAAGAACCTTGCTGTGCGTTTTTACCTTGAGCCTCTGCCGGTTGACGGTTCTCTAGAGACCGAGGGTAGATTGCTGTTCACAGATGTAGAGTTCGTTGAAATTCGTGTGCGTGGTGACCGTAATAACTGCGTTCAGCGGCCTGCGCGTAAAGATGACCAAGTTCGTTGGCGTGATGCATATCGTGCGTTTAAGGCTGGTGAAGAAGAGTCAATTACTGGTACACCGCTGAAGGAATGGCCTAGTATTTCCCGCGCCATGCTGGAAGAGTTGAAGTACATGGGTTTCTTTACTGTGGAACAGCTTGCCAGTGCTAGCGACTCTGTATGCTCTAAGTTTTCTGGTTTAACCACCTACAAACAGAAGGCTCAAAACTTCTTGAAGTACGCAAAAGAAGCTGCACCGATAGAGGCGCTGCAGAAGATCGCGTCTGATGCGAAAAACTCTCTGGAAGTTGCGGAGCGTAATCAGAAGGAAATGGCTGAGCAGATCAGCAAGCTGACGGCGCAAGTCGAAGCTCTTCAAAAGAGGAAGTAATCCGTGGCAACCTCCCAGCGCCGGTCAACAGGGCAGGTTCTTGTTCAGCAAGTTATGAAGGGCATGAGTATGACCGTGCCCACAACTATCGCTGGGGACACAGATAAACGAACTCAGCAGTGGTGGCAACTCGCTACTGAAGTTGGCCAGAAACTGGCCATGGGTCAGCATAAGTGGCAGATATTGTCCAGAGATCACACCATTGTCACTACAATCGGTGTAGATATCTATGTTCTTCCAACGGACTTTGATGGCTACGTGGCTGATTCTTCGTGGAACCGCTCTAAGCGTCTTCCTGTCATTGGCAGCATAGCAGAGTTTGAATGGCAGATGCTAAAGGCACGCTTGCTTAGTGGCACGTCGTTTACAGCACTGTTTAAGGTGCAGAATGACAAGGTGGTGTTCTACAATGTGCCCACTGCTGTTGAGACAATTGTGCTTCCGTACACGAGTCGCGGGTGGGTGAGGGATGCAACTGATGCAAATCTCTACAAGGATAACTTAGAAGTTGACAACGATATTGTCCTGTATGATCCTCAGTTGTTCAAGACTGCGTTGAAGTTGGCGTGGTATGAGGCTAAACAATTTGACACTACCAAGTTGCTTCGTGAGTACGCTCGTGTAGAAGCTGCTGCTAAAGCAAACGATGTTCCTGGGCGAACCCTGTCCATCGCCAAAGGGTCCGACTACCCGTATCTCGGCGTGTTGAATTTGCCGGATACAGGGTATGGTTCGTAGAGCCCCAACATTTCCTGCGCGTGCGCAGATAAAGACCATACCTGCTCCCAATGGCGGGCTGAATGCTCGTGATGGGCTGGCAGCTATGCCGGAGACAGATGCTGTAGTCCTAACTAACTGGATTCCAGATGCTGGTGGTGTTCACTGCCGTAAGGGGTATAGTGAATGGGCGATAAACATGCCTGGGAATGCCGCTGTCGGCGGCATTCTCCCATACTTTTCGTCTACTACATCGTTTCCTGGTGGTTCATTTCTAATAACCCCGACAACTATGCCGGGTAAGCTGTTCGCGTCCATTGATGCTGGCATCTACGAGATAACAACTACTACGAGTTCCCCTACGCTGTCGCAAGCTCTGTCTGCTGCGGCCGATGCCGGTTGGATGAACAGCACAATGTTCACTAATTCCGCTGGCACCGCGTATATGCTGGCGTGTAGTGAGGCTGACGGATATTTTACATATGATGGCACTACGTGGGTGAAAGTCACGCTCGGCGCTGGTGGAACACAGGTATCTGTAACTGATCCGACAGTGTTCGTCCAGGTGCTGGAGTGGAAAAGTCGGGCGTGGTTCGTTGTTAAGAATACTACTAAGGCAGCCTATCTGCCAGCCAGTGCTGTTTATGGTGCGGGGGCTTACTTCGACTTTGGCCCTATGTTCAAGCATGGTGGGCATTTAGCTTATCTTGCTAACTGGACTATTGATGCAGGTACGGGCATTGACGACTTGTTAGTGGCGGTGGGGAGTAATGGTGATGTCTGTGTCTTTAAAGGAACTGACCCAGCCTCAGCGTCTACCTTTGGACTCGTTGGAACTTGGTTCGTCGGGCAAATCCCAGTGGGACGTCGCGCTTTTACTCAGTATGGTGGAGACCTCGTTATCTCCAGTGCCGATGGTATCTTCCCCATTAGCTATGTCACTCGTGGTGGTGCTGACTTTCTTGTTGCCAGCTCTAAGGAATACTCCTCCAAGATTAGACCATTGATTGGTACTGATCTTCGTGCTAGTTTCACCCAGCGCGGCTGGCAGATGCTAGTTCACCCCAGTGAGCGTGTAATGCTGGTGAACGTACCTGACTATGGGTCGTCGCAGCAACTGCAATACGTGATGAGTACGTCACTAAATCAGTGGTGTAAGTTCAGCGGAATACCTGTGTATTCACTGGGTTTCACAGCTGGGTATATGTTCGCTGGGACTACCACCGGCAAGGTGCTTCTTATATTGAACGGCCCGCTAGATAATGTAGCGTTTGGTGCTGCTCCGTCGTCGGGTACTCCTATTGCAGGTACAATCATGCCTGCATTTAGTCACTTTGGTACTCCAGCGCTTGAAAAACAGTTCTTGCTGGTACGCCCGGTATTCACTGGGTCAGCTCAGCCTCAAATATCAATTGACGTCGCTGTGAATTATAAGTACAGCGTTCCTGCTGGGTTATTGCCTGTGATTGTTAGTGCGGGATCACTGTGGGGTGTCGGGCTGTGGGGGTTCGGTGTATGGGGCGGTGGCACCGAAGTATTTGCTGAATGGGCGTCGACCGGCGACGTTGGGTTCGCTGGCGCTGCTACGTTAGCGACACTGTCTACGGGTGATACAGTTTTGGCGCATATAGATTACGCATTTCAGTCGGGGAATATCTTGGGGTAATTGTCACTGACCGTTCGTGGCTAGGCCCGTTTATGGAAAAACGGCTGGGTATTTCGTATAGTGCAGATTTTCGTGGTATTGGTGTTAGCCGTGATGGATTGTCTTTGGCTGCGGTAGTGGCATACAATGGCTTCACCGGGCGCTCGTGCTTCATGCACAGTGCCATTGACGACCCATCCGCAGTCAGTCGAACATTCGTCCGGGCAATTTTCGAGTACCCATTTGTTCAGTGCAAACTGGTGGAAGTGTTGGCGCTGGTGGACAGTGCTAATACCAGAGCACTAGACATAGACAAAAGGTGTGGGTTCAAGGAAGTTTACCGTGTAGAGGACTCAGGGCTGGAAGGTAAGGACTTGATCCTGCTTCGCCTTAGGAAATCTGAATGTAGATGGCTGAGGAATACACATGGGAAAGAAATCTGCTCCGCCGGCACCTGATTATGTAGGTGCTGCAAAAGCTACTGGCGAAGAAAATAAAGAAAACACAGTCCAGCAAATATACGCGAACCGCCCCGAGATAAATACTCCGTGGGGTAGCCAGACATGGAATACGTCTGCTGGCATAGACCCATCTACGGGCAAGCCGATTACCGAGTGGGCGTCTGACATAACGCTTAGCCCTGATCAGCAAGCTGCGTTGGACGCGCAACAGCGTATTCAGATGGGTCGGTCTGCAGGTGCAGAAGGTCTATTAGATCAGGCTACGGGTGCTCTTGGCACTCCAATGAATTGGGATGAACTACCAGACCGGGCTAGCCCACTTTCGCAGTCTCTTAGCTTGCAGCGCTCATTGACACGGTCACCTGGTGATTGGAGGCAGCGGGCGCAGGACGCAATCACTAAATTGCAACAACCTCAGTTGGATCGCCGCCGAGCAGCAGTTGAAACTCAGCTTGCTAATCAGGGCATTACCCGTGGTAGTGAAGCCTACAATGCAGAGATGCAGCGACTTAGTGACGAAGAGGCTCGTGCGCACCTTGCGGCAATTGGAGAGGGCCGTAGCGAAGACCAGATGCTATTTGGCCAGGATTTAGCTAGTGCTGGTTTTGGTAATGAAGCTGCCATGAAGGAGCTTCAGGGTGGGGTGCAGGCTGGCGCATTCAATAATGCTACACGCGGTCAGGCCATTAGTGAGCAGCAGGCTCGGCGCAATCAGGCGCTTAATGAGCTGAATGCGCTGCTCACTGGGCAGCAAGTGCAGAATCCGCAGATGCCAAACTTTCAAACGGCAAGTAAGGCACAGGGCTTCGATCTGACTGGTGCTATGAACGACCAGTATGGTGCAGCGATGGACGCCACTAATGCGAGGAATGCGCAGACACAGAGCACTGTGTCTGGTTTGGCAACTATTGCAGCGATGTATTTCTCAGACCGCAGGTTGAAGAAGGACATGAAGATTGTTGGTATGCTACCTAATGGAATTTCCATATACCAGTATAGGTTCGTTGGGCAGGAAGATATGCACTTGGGCGTGATTGCTCAAGAAGTGCAGCGCGTAATTCCTGATGCTGTGCATGCTGACGCCAATGGGTTCCTTAAAGTTGACTACAGCAAGGTGCTGACATGATGACTCCAGAACAGATGGCTGAAATACTTCGGCTAGGTGGAATGAATGCCGAGGCGGAGCCAGCAATTCAGGCTCAGATGGAACAGGCGAAGTTTTTGCGTGGTAGACAATTGCCGCAGCGCAGCGCTGGGCGTATGCTGATGGCTCCAAGCGTACTGGAGAGTATTGCGCACATTGGCGGTGGGGCGCAGGGTGGCATGCTGCGCAATCAAGCACTCGCTGGGCAACAGCAGCAGGCGCAGCGCCAGCAGATGCAAAATCAGATGACTTTAAAAGCCATACTGGCTCAGTCACCTCAACCAACTTCTCAGCCAACTGGCGGAACAGGGCTTATGCCTGGGCAACAGAAGAGACCATTCGGTTATGGCGGACTATAACCTCGTTTCTGGTACGCCAGAGCAGAAGCAGATGCTTCTGGCTGAGTTTCTACGTAGTAACGCGCGGAACGCTGATCCACGTTTGGCTGAGGCCAATGCGCAGGCGCATCGTTTTGATCCCATGGCGGCTGTTTTGCAGATGGCTAATAATCCAGGAGCAGCGAACGCTGCGGGGGCAATGGCTAAGAGTGCCGCTTCCGCTGGAAAGCCGATGCAACTTGGCTCTCAAGGATTTGCTTTGCCACAGACAGGTGAGTTTATTTCGTCTCCTATGTTTACTGAAGAACGTGATGAAGCTAGGGCTGCCACTAGGGAAAATCAAGTCGCGCGGTTAGACCAGCAGAAAGAGCTTGCTAAAGAAAGATATGCACTTCAGCAGAGTATGACCACCATGCTTGAACAGGGTCGCAATGATCGTGCTGCTGACCAGCGTGCTCTTCGCATGTCTTTGGGAGCGGTGGCCGCGGGTAGCCGGGCTGACCGCGAAGCTGACAAGGCCGAGGAACGCAAGCGTGCTGCTGCTGAGAAGGCTGAAGCCTTGCTGGACAAGGAAACTCGCATTAATGTACAGAAGTTGTCAGCATTTGCAGACAAGAAACAATTGCCGCGGTTGATGCAGAGCGGGCGTCAGCTTCTTACAGCAATCAATGCTGCCGGTGATAAAGAAGTTCCTGGGCTATCTACTACTGAACAGGTATTGGCACGTGTCCCGTTTGGTGACCGTAAACTGTCTAAGGAAGCGCTTGATAATATGGGTGCATTCCAGGGCATAATGAATGCTCTTACTCGCGCTGACGCTGGCCTTTCGCAGACACAGGGTGAAGTATTGCGCCAGCAGCTTGAAACGTTCAACAAGCCATCCACTAGTGCCAAGACTCGCGCCACTATTTTGAAGACGCACATTCTTCCAATGCTGGAGACTTCTCGCACTGCCGTGCTAGGCAGTGCAAACGAAGATGCACGGAAGGCGTACAAACAATTTCAAACAGAAACAGGTGGTGATCCAAGTTGGATGGACCCGCTTGATATTAATACCGTTTCTGCAAAACCAGGCCGCATCAGGTACGATGCGCAGGGCAATGAAGTTACTGCAAAATGATTGAAGCTGAACTCGCTGATGGCACTGTGCTGGAGTTTCCGGACGGCACAGACAAGGCTGTAATCCAGCGTGTCGTGAAGCAACGGCTGGGTAAGGCTGTACCTACCCCTGCGGGCGCGCCGCTTGCGGCTCCAGCGCCGTTTGAGCGGGCTGGAGGTTTGGGTTCTATTAGCGCGGGGGTAGCTGACGCAGCTATTAGGGCTAAGATTGGTCTGAGCCAGTTTGGTGAAGCTGTGATGCCGCAGTACCGCGCATTGCGCCAAGCTACTGGCGCTAGTGCTGAAGAGCAAGCTGTTCTTCGTGAACAGGAGGCTGAGTATGAAGCTGACCCTGAGAAACTTCAGCGTCTTGGTGGCAATGTCGGTGCCAATGTTCTTGCTACTGCGCTTCCTGGTGCAGCAGTCGCGCGTGGAGCGACCAAAGCGGCGTCTGCTATTCCCAGAGCCCTTTCGTGGTTACGAGGACCTACTGCGTTCGCTGCCACAAGTGGAGTTCAAGGACTTGCATTGAACCCAGGTAAGGGCGAAACACTGCCCGAACAGTTTAGCAGCAAAGCTGGGTCTGCTGGCGAAGATGCTATGTGGGGCGCTGGAATTGGCGCTACTGGCGGAGTGCTGAAGAGAGCGCTAACGCAGTGGTTCAAGCCATCTGCTGAAGCCACTAACTTATTTCGTCAAGGAGTTAACCCCACACTTCAACAAGGCACTGATAGCCGGGTTGCGAGGTTCATTGGCGGGCTGACATCTGGTGCTGTGGATGTGAAGCATCGTCAAAACCGTGAAGTAATTGATGCTTTGCTGAAGAGGATTGCCCCCGACGTAGACACAAAAGAGATGAATATCCCAGAGAAGGTTGCTATCCTACAGCAGAGATTCACTGGTCCAGGCGGCGAATTCGAGCAGGTACTGGGTGGTAAGAATTTCCCAGTAACTAATGCTGCTAGGAGTGAGCTCTGGCGTGAAGCTCGTGGCCCGCGTGGCACTCAGCCAGCAGCGACGGAAATGGCCACGGAAGCTATGTCAAGAACTGGCACAGCACTGAACGCAATGAATTCAGTGTCACGTATGGGTATGGCGAAGATGCAGGAATATCAGCGTCTGTTGGACGACGCTGTTGCCAGTTTCAATCCTAAGGGCGGAGAACTTTCTGCGCAAGCGCATAAGAATCTCGCTCGGGCACGCACTAGGTTTGATGAAATGATTCGTGATCCTGCGCT